TTGAGGAACGTAGCCGCTTCCAACAATGAACCATAAAGTAATACGGAGCTATAATTATCTCCCAACCAACTTTTACCACTAGCGGTAGTAGTAATAGATTCAGGATAAAAAAAGTAATGAAGCTCAGCATTATAAGCTTTATCAGGTGTAGGGCCGAGTATAAATGTTGTATCATCGAAGACTGCATAATATTGAGGTTTTCCAAAATGAGCTGTGTCAGTATCTGGGAACGATTGTCTAATAAAGTTAACGTCTTTATTTATAAGAAAAGTATACTCATTAGTTGCTGGATCAATGGCTGCTAAACTATAAGTAGCTAACCAATCATCTGGTACATTTAAATACTTGTTAGCGAAATCAATACCACCCGTATCATTTCTTCTTAAGTCTGGAAGATTAACTCCATTAAAGATTCTGTTTTCAGCTTGGGTTATAAACGTGTTTACGTCTACTGTAGAGTATTCATCTTCAGTATACGATTGTATTTGTGCGACTAATTCAGTATAAGTCATTGCTTATCCTTACGCCATAGGACCGCGAGCTTTAGTGCCTTTAGTTGCTGCACCATTGCCACGAGTTACTACGCCTGTTGTTTTAACATTTTTTTCAGGATACCCTGCAAAGTTAGGTACAGGTACATCTTGAGGTTGTGCGAACCCATCTACCATTTTTGGTTTTCTTTCTTGATTTTCTTTAGCCATTTCTTTCTCCTAAGTTATTGTTATTGTAACAGTTCCTACTACTCCTGAACTCACTAAATTATTTCCAGTAAACTCATTAGCTGGAGGTCTTGCTCCACCAACAGGTTCCCATCCCCATTGTATATCTCTTGACCCAGTTACGTTGTTGTCATTAAAACTCTGGTCAGGTCTTGGATCTCGCACTGCTTGAGGATCTTCTACTGGATACATCCCCTGCATATTCTGTGGTTGATCTGGGTTCCAACACTCCTTACAAGCTTTAATATTAGTGTTAGTTTTTCTTACATATAAATCTTTTAGTTCTCTAAGCTTAAACTGAAAACCACAAACATCACAGTCAGCTATTGCATTCTTATTAGTTGTATACCTATTGCTCATTACTTACGTTTAGCTCTAGTTTTACCACGAATAGCTATACCATCTATCTTACATTTACCTTTACCTTTGACTGAACCACCATGTTCATAGCCTTTAACTTTACCACCTTTTTTCATAAACCCCATGCTGTTACGAACACCTTTAGGTAAACTTGCAGCACCTTTATTAGGAGCAGGTTTTAATACGCCGCCACCTGTGTTAAAAGGTCTGTTTTTCGCTTTTTCACCCGCTTCTTTAATTTTTCTATCCATTTCCTTAACCAAGAAGTTATACGCTTCTCTTTCTTTTGGAGTCTGATTTTCAAACTCCTCCCGAGATATATTTATCTTAGGCTTTTTTTCTTTTTTTGTTGTATCTCCCATCTTAATCTCCTATACGTATGATGTTCTTGGTGCTACGGTTAAAGTTGCTTTTTCTCTATCTTCAGTTGAAGCCAGTAACCACTGCTCTTCATATTCTTGTTTTAAGAACTGTGTTCTTTCCCCTGCTTCTGGTATTTTTAAACTTAAATAAAATGCTAGCCCTGCTACCATGCATGGTAAAAATCTAAATGGGATATGCTGTGTGTTAACACCTGTACCTGCATCATCAATTCTTTTTAGCATCCAGTATACAAAAGTATAACTTGTGTCATTAGGAATGGGCCATAGAGTTATTTTAGGTATCTCTGCTTGTCTATCTATATAAACTTGTATCGGTCTGCCCGTGTCGTTCTTACTTGGAATAGATGCATAAGTAGGATTTGACACCCTAGAAATAGCTATGTCAGACTGAGTTGTTCCAGACCCAGTTCTTATGACTTGGCTCATGAGGTCGATGGTCGTCGCGGGCAAATCGTAAGTGGCTGTACCTGCAACTAATGGTATCTGTCCTTGTTCAACAGTCCACAAGTTTATGCCTCGGTTAGCCCACTCTATTGTAAGTAAATTTAAACTACGAGTTGCAGTTCTTAAATCATATCCTGTTCTTAACTCTGCACCACATCTTTCAAACGCTTCTTCTACAAGTAGGTTTAGATCTAAATTAAATGCATGTGTATTCGTTGTAGTCATTATGCTTTCTTCCTTGTTGTCTTTTTACGCCTAAGTGAAGCTACTCTACGTGGCTTCCCTGCCGGTTGCCCAAGTCTATTTTTTTGAGCTATTCTAGACTTCTTCTGTGCTGCTGTCATTTCTCCAGATGTCTTTGGAGTTTTAGCAGATACTCGTTTACTAGGTCTGCAATATGGTGTGCTTCTACCATCGCCTTTTTTTCTACCACAAGCTTTACCTGTTTTTACGTCTTTCCAGTCTTCTTTGAACCAACGTTTTAAAGCGGCTCCTTTAGCTGTCTTTCGGACTGCCATTATTTACCTTTTAAGTAGTTTCTATCTACAATTTTTTCTTGTTTTGCTTTTACTTTTTTACCGTGGCTTTCCCCTAAAACGTGCTTAGGTTTACTGTTTTTCTTTTTATATTTTTGAGCAGCTTCTCCATCAGCAACACCTTTGTCATATCCTGCATTTCTTTTTTTGTTCTGCTTAAAAGGTACTTTGCCATATAAATTTTTTGCGCCAAATTTTTCTATAGCTTTAGATACTGGGTTTGTGTATGTATTTCCTACAGTAACCCCATGTTGATAACCTTCTGCAAATTTACTTCGATCCGTTATGTTGCTACCTTTTGTTGTTTTAGATTTAGTTTTATCTGTCATTTTATTTTCCTTTCTTTTTTCTACACTTAGCAATAGCACCAGAAGCATAAGCACTAGGGAAGACTTTATAACTTGCTTTTACTTTACGGTAGCAAGCATCTTTTACACTTCCGCCTTTTTTCATTTTACGAATTATACCCATTCCTCTAGATTTCATCATGCTTTAGGTTTCCTATGTCCATATCCTTTTTTCTTCAAAGCTAGATGTTTAGCCATAGTGGGAGCTTTTACACCTTTACCTGTTTTCTTATCGTACATCATATGCGATTTAAACGCAGGTTTTTTAGCTTTAGTCTTAGCTTTAGTTTTAGCTTTAGTCTTACATACTGAACAAGCCATTAGACCATACGTCCTTTAGTACGTCCTTTTCTAGCAATGCCGTCTGCACGTTTAGATGCTGAACCTTGTGCTGATTTACGATTACCTGAATAAGCCTTTTTACCTGCAGATTTTTTCATTCCTTTAGACTCATCTCTACGAGCTTTCATAGATTGTTTTTTCTTACCTTTTCTAGCTCCTAATGAATCATCAAGTCTAGCATTGTATCCTTGCTTTTTAACTTTACCGCCTTTTTTCATAGCGCGTCCAGCTGCATCACTCATTTGAGAATCTGTCATGCCTTTTTTATTCATAGCCATAGCACGACCTTCTTTGTCTTTCATCATACCACCGGCTTTATAACCTTTGACTTTACCACCAGCTTTTTTGTTTTCAATTTCTCTTACAACACGTCTTTTTTCAGCCATGTCATTTTGATTAGGGTTTCTTCTAGCATCAATTCTGCCCAATTCTTCAATTTCATTTGTACGAGAAGTGTTACCACCCATTCTCATTTTTTTAACTTTACCACCATTCATCATCATTGCGCGACCAGCTGCGTCTGCACCCATACGAGTCATAGCTCTACCTCTTCGGTCAGCCATACCACCGCCCATCATTTTTTTAGTTTTCATGCTTTTCTCCTTAATAAATTCTTGTCCTACTGATTGATTAACACCTACTTTTTTAGCAAACTCTGGGTTATTAGCCACAGCTTGCATAAACTTTGCCTGTTTTTTAGTTTTAGGCGGCACTACTTATTAATCCTATTACTTGAAGCTTCAGGCTTTCTTGGTTTAGCACCTTCGTCTTCAATAACTTCTTTTTTACCAAATAGCTTTTGTACCGTATTGGTTTCCCAAATACGAATAATCATCCATATAATAGTAAATAGTGAAGCCAAGTGTGGTAGCCACGACATCATGGTACCTACTGCAGTGAAGATAGCCGATAGGTCTATCAAGTGTTTTGTTGTCTCATCCATTTTTAACATTTCCATCGTTTACGTGCTTGACGCAATCTAGAGTTTGGATCTTTAGCAGCTTTAGGAAACTTCTTCATTTGTCCTGCCGATCTTGCACAAAATGACTTACGTCTCTTTGCATCTTTAGAACCTTTCTTAACTTTCCCTGTTACCGCTGTTTTAAGTTTAGAACCTGGGTTTGCAGCTCGATAGGCTTTTACACCTTTCTTTGTCATCCCCGCTCCTGTTTTAGTCTTTCTAAAATTACCTGACTTAACCGAAGTTTTGATTCCCATTCCCTTTTTTCTAGGTGTTGCCATCTATACACAATCTCCTAATGCTTCAAACCAACGCCTCAGTTCTTCGAGGCGATCATCGTTCTTAATTGGTTTGGGCTCTTCTTCCATATTTTATCCACAGAATACCGTTAATGATGTCACAGCTGCTGTTTGAGTTACTACTCCAAACGTTGTTTGTGGCTCATTTCCGTTAATTAAAATTCCGTCGCCTGGTAAAGCCATCTGTTGT